GACTACACGTTCCGTGCGAATGAGGAACTCTGGTCGCCGGGCTTCATCACGGCCATCGAGTACCAGCTTGCCTCGATCTTCGCCTATTCCGTTGCCGCTCAGACCGACCTCTCCGACCTGATGGAGAAGCGTGCGCTGCGGCAGATGACGATTGCTCGCAACATCGACTCGCAGAGCCAAACCACGCGGCGTCTGAATGTGCAGAGGTATCATCAGCTTCGCACGACCATTCGGGGGTGACGCATGGGCGTGAAGCTTGCGCAGACGAACTTCTCTTCCGGTGAACTCGATCCCCTGATGGATATGCGCCACGACACGGGCGCGTATCAGAACGGGGCTCGTAAGCTGCGCAACATTGCCCTACTCAATCAGGGAGGCGGCACTCGCCGTCCTGGGACCGAGCATCTGAATACCCTGACGGGTCGCTCGCGTCTGATCCCATTCGAGTTCTCGTCTTCCGAGCGATACATCTTCGCGCTGTCCAACACTCAGCTGAAGGTGTTCAGCACGTCGGGCACCCTGCTCCAGACGCTCACGGCTCCGTGGACGACCGCGATGCTGTTCGAGCTAACCTTCACTCAGGCTGCTGACGTGATGGTCATCTGCTACCCGACGATGAAGACCCAGATCATCCGTCGTACCGCAGCGGACACGTTTACGATTGCCGACTTCGCCTTTGATTCGAGCATCAACTCGAACAAGGTGTATCAGCCCTACTACAAGTACGCCGCCGATACGGTCACGCTCTCTGCAAGCGGGACGACCGGAAGTGTGACTCTGACGACTAGCGCCAGCTACTTCGTCGCCGGGCATGTCGGAATGCGCATTCGGTGGTTCGGCGTTGAGATTGAGATTACTGCCGTTACGAACGGCACCACTGCCACGGGCACCGTTAAAGGTACGCTTGAAGGCACCTATGATCTTGATCCGTTCAAGACGGAGCATTCCAGTTCGACGATCATCGTCACCCATGTGGCGCACGGTCTTACCACCGGACAATCGATCACGATTTCGGGGGCGAACACCACTGGTGGTATCAGCAACAACCAGATCAACGGGACTCGGACGATCACCGTGATCGACGACAATCACTACTCGATTGTCGCGGGCGGCAATGCCAGCACGTCGGAAGACGGTGGCGGGACCAACGTGAAGTTCACGGGCAACAATATCCCGACCCGCAACTGGGACGAGCCCGCCTTCTCCGTGGTCTCTGGCTATCCCGGTGCTGTCAGCTTCCACGAGGCGCGTCTGTGGTTCGGTGGTTCCTACTCGCAGCCTGACGGTCTGTGGGCCTCGAAGATCAATCAGTTCTTCAACTTCGATGTGGGCGAAGGACTCGACAACGAGTCGATTCAAGTCACGGTCGGCTCCGATGACATCTCGTCGGTGAGGCATCTCGTTTCGAACCGCCACCTTCAGGTGTTCACGGCCACGTCCGAGTTCTATGTGCCGCGTGTTCCGAACAACACGATTACGCCGAGCAACATTTCGATCTCTCGCCAGACGCCTTACGGGTGCAGCGCCCTGAGCCCGCAGCCCTTCGACGGCGCGACGGTCTACCTTCAGGCGAGCCAGAAGGTCGTGCGCGAGTTTCTGTATACGGATACGGAACAGGCTTACAACTCGCCCGCGCTGTCGATGCTGGCCGAGCACCTGATTCTTACACCGCACGACATGGCCGTATCCTACGGCACTGCCAAGAGCGGCGAGCAGTATCTGCTGGTCGTGAACAACGATGGCTCTCTGGCCGTCTTCCATTCTGCCCGAGCCGAGAAGCTGGCCGGATGGACGCTGTGGACGACGAAGGGTTCCGGCTCCGAGACTGCCAAGTTCGATTCGGTGATGACCATCGGCGAGCGCATCTACGTCTCGGTGCAGCGCAACAGCAGCTATCACCTCGAACGCTTTGCCGAAGAAGACCTTGACTCGACTCTTGATGGGTCGAAGACGTTCACCGCAAGCCCGGCTACTACGGGTTGGGCTATCGGCTCGATCTATGCGAACAAGACGGTGTCAGTCGTTTCCGGCAACTACTATCTTGGCGACTTCACCGCCTCGGCGGGTGGAGAGATCGTGCTGAATAACGCGGTCACGAGCATCCGTGTCGGGTATAACTACATCCCCGAGATCGAGACGCTGCCCGTGCATCTTCAGCTTGCCGATGGCGTTTACACCGGAAGGCCGAAGCGCATTGCACGAGTGATCCTCGGCCTGAACTCTACTCTGTCGGTCAGCGTTGCGGGCAATCGCCTCATCATCCGTCAGGTGCGAGACGACTTTTCGAACGCCCCGAACCCCGTTACCGGTAAGCGGGAGTTCTTCTTGCTCGGCTACAATCGTGATGCGACCATTACCGTGACGCAGACGGAGCCTCTGCCGATGCGCGTCCTTGGTCTTGCGATGGAGGTATCGGCCTAATGTGTGTCTCCGTTCTTGTTGCCAGCACCCTCATCAGCGCGGCTGGTCAGGCTATCCAAGCATCCCAGGCATCTGCTGCGGCTGAAGCTGAAGCGGATTACAGGAACTATCAGCTTGGCGTTCAGAACGAGCAGCTCGCCGAAGATCGCAAGCTGACCGAGCTTCAGGCACTCGAAGCCGAAAGCCAGCGTCGTGATCGTGCCCGCGAAATCCGCGCAGCTAACGAAGCCTTCACGGCTGGATCGGGCGTAGGCGAAAGCCGTTCGTTCCTTCAGGGCGCTGGCGCTGCGGGCGAACAGGCTCTTCGCAAGGACATCACGAACATCCGCTTGCAAGGTTCGGTTGCTACCGGGCGCATCACCGATCAGATCGGCGTGAATCGTGTCGAGGCTCAGTTTGCTCGTGACCGTGCGTCGATGATCGGGCAGCAAGCTCGCACCGGAGCCGTGATCGGTACGCTGACGTCTGCTGCTTCGAATGCGTATCGCTATACGCAGTACAAGACCAAGTGAGGTAGGCCGTGGCTATTCAACGTGATCGTGAACAGATCGGTGTCCAGCCGAGCGGTCGCCTGATCCGCGAGTTCCGTACCGAGCTTCCCGAGCCTACGACTGGAGCGCTTGTCTCGCGCTTTGGCAGTGCCGTGGGTGAAGTCGGCGAAGGCATGATGAAGCAGGAGGCCGACAAGGCCGCAAAGGAAGCGATTGCCGCCGCTCCTGTAAAGGACGTAAACGGCAACTACGTTGCGCCGCCTCCGCCCGAGACGTTTGGTCCTTATGCCGCGAAGATTTATTCCGAGGCAGTCGACACTCGCTATAAGAACAACGTCTTTCAGGACTTCCAGACTAAGCTGAACGAGATTGCTGCTGCGAATCAGAGCGATCCTGTTCGCTCATTCGAGCTCATGAATGCTCATGCTCGCGGCGTTCTGAAGGGCATCGATCAGCGGTTTGCGCCTGATCTGGAAGCCAACTTCACTCGCGAAGTGAACGAGCGTCAGCGCGGCATTCTGAATCTGAATGCGTCTCGCGAGCGTGAGGCTACGGTTCAGGACTTGAAGGTTCAGCTTGTTCGGTACAACGAGCAAGCGATGGATGCATGGTCCCGTTCTGCGGGCAATCCTGAGATGGAGGCTGAAGCTCGTCGGCTTCAGACTGAGGCGCTCAACACGCAGCGTCGACTCGTCCAGTTAGGCGCTGACACTAACATGAGCGTGCAGCAGCTTGAGGCTACGCAGCGCTCGAACCAGTATGCCGGAACCCTCATCTCTGCTTTCAACCGTGCTATCGAGGAAGGCTCTCTGACGCCGGAAGCTCTGGCCGATGCCCACATGATCTCGCAGGGTCTTGGCGGCAAGAAGTCGGTCACTATCGGTGGCATGACCTTCTCTGCCGATGACGTGCTTCGTGAGATTTCTGATCCGCGCATTCGCCAGATGCTCGGCTCGCGAATCAACACGATCCGTACCGATCTGTCTCAGAGCTTTGTTCGCGATACTGCGACGGAAAATGCCCGGCGCATCAACGACTACCACGACCGCAACCCCGGTGCTGCGGGTTTCCCGGCCAACACGACAGCGGAGCAACAGCGTTACGCCGTAGAGACGTGGGCTCAGACCAACAATGTGAATCCGTTCACGCCTGAAGGCTATCAGGTCATCGTCAGCCGCTATGGCGCGGTGCCTGATAAGTTCTACAATCAGGTTTTCTCCAACATCACCATGAAGACGCCTGAGCAGCTTGAGCGCCTTCGTCCGCTCTGGAGCGCGATGGGCAGCACGATCCTTCGCGACGGCTCGCGTGCCAACACGCAGAGCATGGCGCTGGATGCGAAGGACGATGCCTTCATGTGGTGGTACACCACCCTGCGTGGCAACAATGAGGGCATGGACCCTGTTGCTGCTGCGGAGGCCGCTCGTAAGAATGTCGAGCGTGGGATGACGCGCATCTCGGAAGAGAGTGCAAACGATATCCTGATGAAGCAGTTTCGTCTGCGTCAGGGTAATCAGGCCACGGTCACGAACCTCTACGACAAGTTCAAGAGCACGACCGATATCGATCTGACGACGATGAGCGATGACTCTCGTCGTTATATCCTTTCGACGGCTGCCGCTTTTGTCGCGAGCGACATGCCGCTCGATGAGGCGCTTGATCGTGCAGGCCGCCACTTCAAGACGAACTTTGAAGCGAACCCCTACACTCTGACTTATGGCGTCAAGGGCAAGGGCGGTTTCACTGAGAGGGCAACAAATCCTCCTGCGCTTCCGTCTGCTGATGGTACGTCGAGCTATGACTACCTGAAGCCCCTCGTCGGTACGGCGATCAAGGAGATGGCCGATCCGAATCAGATGGGCTTTAAGCTCGATGGTCTCGAAGTCGGCAAGAACGTGTGGCTGAAGCCTGTCGGCACCAGCATTGCGAATCCTGCGTATCAGCTTTGGTACTATGAGAAGGGTGGAGTCCAAGTACCCATCAAGACCCGTGACAACACCATCGTCACGATGTTCATTGGCAACTACATCAAGGCGCAGGACGAATATGCTCGCGCCTCGGTTGTCGAAATGGAAAGGACTCGTCGCGAGTCTCTCTCACAGCTGAACATTGGAGAGCTTGCCGGCGCACCCCCAAGCGCCATGGGCGATTCCTTTGTGCCTGGTCAAGCAGCCGAGGCCATGGGCACTCAGCCTCCGCAGAGGGCTGCTCCTGCCCCTCAGACGCCCGCCTCTTCCATGGAAGGCTTTGTGGCGACGGAGGGTCTCGAGATCAGCGGGCAAGCTCCTGTTGCCGCTCCTGCTGCTCCCGGTAAGCCTCCGCTCTATATCGTTCCTCGTGCCGAGCATGTCATGCCTCCTCCGATGATTCGGAAGATGTTGCAGCGCAACGAGGATACGATTGAACTGCGCTCGATCCCGAAGGGTCCGCAGCGTCGAAGCGAAGCGGCCGGCATGGTTCAGGCGGCTTCGTTCGGTGGTGAGAGTGGTCCTGCTCCCACGACGATTAATCGTGCAATGCAGTTCCTTGGCGTTAACGAACAGAATGGCAGGGCCACGCTGACGGCCTTCTTCCAGAAGACCATCGGTGAGGCTGTTGATCCTGTGAATACGCCGTGGTGTGCAACCTTCGCCAACGCCATTCTGCGTGAGACCGGATACCTCGGCACCAACTCGAAGTTTGCTCGCTCCTTCCTTGCCTATGGCGAAACGCCCGAGACGCCGTCCAATGGCGACATCGTGGTGCTGCGTCGTGGTAGAAGCGAAGTCAGCGGCCATGTCGGATTCTTCATGGGCTATGAAGAACGCGGTGGCCAGCGGTACGTTCGTGTCCTTGGCGGCAACCAGAGCAATGCTGTAACTGAGCAACTGTTCCCGGCCAGCGAAGTGCTGGGGATTCGTCGCCCGGTGAAGTTGCAGGAAGCCCGCAATCTGCCGGGGGTCGAGGGTACAACTTTCGCGCAGTTCAATGAGGATGTGGGCTGATGCCGTCATTCGATGAAGTCCTGCTCTCGGAAGCCAATGCGATGCGAGCGGAGGGTCTCGACCCGACCGAGGGTGCGTTCACGCCCCTCATGCCTCGCGTCATGGACAATCGGCTGCCGAACAGCTTCGTCGATAACATTTATGATAGCATCTCGGTCCAGCCTTTCTGGCTGCTGACCAAAGAGGTCATGGACTCGAACTATCCGCCCGAGCCTGACTATGATCCTCTCGCTGCCGAGAATATCAAGGGCTACGAGTTCTATGCGTCCTATCTGCGTGAGGCTCGCTCACGCGCTCATGCCGATTCGATCAAGCGTCGGATCGATACGATTGGCGAAACCAAGAAGCGGCTTGAGGAAGATTCGGGAATCGCTGAAGAGCTGATTGCCGAGTTCGCGAACCCGATCAACTACCTGCCTTTCGGTGCCGTTCGCACGGGCGTAGGCTTTGCTCGCGGTGCCGTCCGTGGTGCTGGTGCCTTTGCGCCTGTGGTGCTCGCGGAAGAAGGTCTTCGCTCTCAGGTTGACCCGACCGCAACTAGGGAAGAACTGCTGACCAATGTGGCCACTGGCGTGGTTCTTGGTGGTCTGATCGGTGGCGGCATTGGAGTCATTGGCGGCAATACCGGACTCGCTCGCGTTGCGAAGGAGTACGATACCTTCCAGCGTGCGATGGATGGTGCGCCTGTTCCGACCCGTGACGTGCCTGTCGAGCCGGGTGCATTCGTTGCCGAGCCGACGAACGTGCCTACCGGGGTTGCCCCTGCGTTCGGTCTGGAGCGTATAACGAACCGCGTTACGGGCTATCGCCGTCTCATCTCGTACAACATTCGCGCACTCGAAGACCTCGCCAACGGCATGGTCGGAGAGTTCGATCTGATGTTCAATCGGAACAAGGTCGGACCTGACGGTACCGCTCCCCTTCCGACGCAGCGGTCTGCTTGGCTTGAGTCTGGCATGTGGCGTGGCATGGCCGCAGACACGCTCAAAAAGCTCGACGCGATCTATAACGAATACCTGGGCGGTGGTGCTGCTCCGACGACGATTGCCAACGTCAACATCCCGGTCACGATGCAGCGTGTCGGTCAGGCGTTCGGCATGCGTCCGTCCGATGGCAAGATGACCTACAACGACTTCATGGATGCGATCTTCCGCGCCCATAAGCAGGATGGCGTGAAGGCCGATGATCCCTTCGTCGGCAGGGCTGCCTCGGTGGTCCGTGAGTTCTTCGACAAGGCTCGTGATGAGGGCGTGAAGACGGGCTTCCTCTTCAACCAGCGATTCGCTGCTGGGGCGTTTGCCAAGTACTCTGAGAGGGCTGCTCGCTTTCGGGGTGAAATCGAGAAACTTCAGGCCAAAGACCTTCTAACCGACAAAGAGCGCGTGAAGCTCGGGCTTCTTGTGCAGTCATTTGCAAACGCGCAGAGCAATGCCAAACGCTATTCGTTGGCTAGAATGTCTGAGCAGCGGCAGACCTTAGGTGCCGCACCTATGCCGCGCACCCGCGTCGACATGATCCCTGCGAATGATGGGATTATGCCGCGCCGCGCTGAAGAGGCCGGCATTGGTCAACCCCCTGCTGCGAATCAGATTCTTCAACGCTTCGTAAATACGGACACCCAATTCAATCCGGCGAATGACGGACGAATTGTTATTGACGCTTTTGCCGACAATAGGAGTCTGGAAGAGGCTGCGCTTCTTTACAAGACTGGCAAGCCTTTTGTTGCTGATTCTTTCCACGGGACCACTTACATCTTTGATCGTTTCGACCCTGAGTTTTTGGGTCAAACCACCTATGCTGCATCTGCAAAAGAAGCATTTTTTTCTGCTCGTTCCACGAAGACGGCTGAATTCTATTCCAATATTGACAATCCTGATCTTAATACCATTGATCAAGATATAAAGAAGACGCTTCAGCAAAGCATTGGCAAGTCTCCATTGGCATTTGCTGCACATGCCAGAGACCTTGCTTCTGAGTTCCCCATTTTTTTTAAAAATCAGGACGCAGAAAGAACGTTTTGGAGTATGACTGCTGACGCTCAAAAATATGAAGACCTTTCTCAGTATATCTCTTTTAGGTACATGAATCCGGAGGAAGGCCCGCTTCCCGATGCTTTTTCTAAAAAGTATATGTATAACAATATGTTAATCCCTGAGTTTGAAGTTGACGTACTCAATGGCACGTTTGATCCTGAAGGGGATCAGATGCTCATTGAGCTGCGGAATACAGTGCTCGATATTCGTCAGTCTGTTAATAGGTTTGACATTAACTCTATTGAGGGCGTGGAAGTTGATGAGATACCTTTGCCCGAGTCAAACATTCATATGCTTCGAATCCGAATGGACAATCCTCTTGTCCACGACTATCAGGGCGAAAGATATCGTGATATTAGTTATTTAAGCTTAATTAAAAAAGCTAAGGAAGGGGGGCATGATGGCGTAGTCATGCTCAACACATATGATGGCGGTGGAAAAGACATCATCTATGCTGTCTTTGATCCCGAAAAAATGCGTGCGCGTTTTGATGCTGAGGCTTATGAAGCTACTCGGCGCACTGCTCGCATTGGTCAAAGCCGCCCTTTGAATATGCCTGATCCTGCTAATGATCAGAACGTAGGCGTTACCCAAACCACCGCTGCGCTGCGTGGAGTTGGCGGATTTGAGCGTCCCCGCTTTGGTGGAGCCGCGAACGAAAACATTCCTGGCTATCGTGGTCCCGCGAACGATCCCTTCTATCTTCCTCGTCAGTATGACTACGAGAAGATTGCCGCTGATGAGTCTGGTCCGAAGGTGCTGCGTTCGATCCTGACGAAGTACTACACCGAGAATCCGCTCCCCGGCCTTTCGGTAACGGATGAGAATGTCGCCAAGCGTGTAGACAGCACGATGAAGACCATTCTTGGAGAAGCGCAGACCGGAGAGCTTCAGGTCGGCAAGGGCAGCTTTGCCCAGTTCCGCATGGAGCGTAGTCTCGACATTCCGAATGAGCTCGTCGCTGACTTCCTCGAGACCGACGTGAGCAAGCTGCTTCGCTCCTACGCGAATCGCGCAGGGTACGGGATCGAGCTGACCCGCAAGTTCGGTTCGCGGGATATGCAGGACGCGATTGACGACACGCTTCTTCAGGCCATCGACGAGCTCGACGGTGACTACGGTCGCCTGAGCAAGACGGTAAAAGAGATACGAGACGAGATCACGACTCTGCGCGACCTTGCGACCGGGGACGCCTACGCTGCGAATCCCGCCTCTCTCTCTCGTAAGGCCGTACAGGCTCTGACGGGTTGGGCGGCTATTACCCAAATGGGTGGCTCGGCTATCACTGCGCTGACTGAAGTTGCGAAGCCGATCATGGTGCACGGCATTCAGCGCAACCTCAACTTCGTTCTCGGCCGCCTTGCTGATCCTGAAATATATAAAAATCTTTCGGAAGAAACCCGTGTGCTCACGGGCGAGGGTCTCGAAGTCACGCTGAACATGCACGCCCATCGCTTCACGGAGCAGGGTGGACTGACTGCGCCTGGCATTACCAAGATTGGTCGCGCTTTCGACAAAGCGACCCAGCCGCTCATCAGCTTCTCGCAGGGGCCGTACTACATCGCCAACCTTCTCGGTCCCGTCACCGACATGATGAAGACCTACTCGGGCGCGATGTCGGCTCACTTCATGCTGGAAGACATCATCAAGGTTGCTGCTGGCAAAGCGTCCAAGAAGACGGTCGAAAAGCTGGCGACGCATGGCATCTCGGTCGATGACGCAAAGCGCATGGCCGACCAGCCCATCGAGAAGCTGACGAAGCTTCGCGTGGCCAACACGAGTGCGTGGGATGACCCTGATCTTGTTCGTCAGTTTGTTGGAGCGGTTGCGGGCGAGACTCGTCGGACCATCGTAACGGCTGGACCTGCGAACAAGCCGAACATCTCGCAGGGCTTTATCGGCAAGGGTGACAGTCTGCGCGAAGTCGCTCTCCTACGACTGCCGTTCCAGTACATGAACTTCGGCTTTGCCGCGCTGAACAAGAACCTTCTGTCTGCCTTGCAGGGTCGTGAAGCCAATGCCTTTGCGGGCGTGGCTGCAATGGTCGGCATGGGCTACATGGTCTCGCGCCTGAAGTCTTCCGACGCCGCATGGGAGCGTATGCCTGATGAAGAAAAGATTCTTCGAGCGGTCAACCTCTCGGGCATTCTCGGCATCATCGGCGACGTGCCGAACATGATCGAGAACGCTTCGAGCGGAGAGTACGGACTGCGCCCCATGCTCGGTCTGCCTCCTGCTTACGGCTACCGTATGTACGACGAGTACAGCAGCCTCGGCCCGCTGGTCGGTCCCGGCGGCGGCAAGATCGTTGATATGTACAAACTCTTCGTGGACGACTCGACGACTGAACCGGAACAGGCTCGCATCTTGCGGCGCATGATTCCTCTCAATGACGCCTTCTACTGGAAGTCTCTCTTCACGGAAGCGGAGAGGGGTCTGACGGAGACGCTCTACTAGTGCATTGATGGCATGTCGTGATCCAGCCACGACAAGCTGCGGAGGATGGCTATGCCGATCTTGATTAACGACACTAGCGCCCGTGCTCAGTACACGGCTACTGCGTCTCAGACGGTCTTTACCGTCCCGTTCGAGTTCTTTGCGAACGCGGACCTCAAGGTCTATCGCGGCTCTACCCTTCAAACGTTGACGACTCACTACACGGTTACGGGCGCTGGCGTCACGGGCGGTGGCTCGATTACCCTTGTAACGGGTGCCAGTGCCGGTGAAATCGTTACGATTGTGCGTGATGTCCCCGTCTCCCGCACGACCGACTTTCCGACCTCTGGTCCGTTCAATGTCGATGCACTGAACACTGACCTTGATCGCCTCACTGCGATGGTCCAGCAGCAGGAAACGCTTGATACCAGGTCGCTGCGTATCGATCAGTTCGACACGCCCAACACGCTGAATGCGCTGCCTTCGAAGACTAGCCGTGCGGGTCGCATTCTTTCGTTCGATGCTAATGGTCAGCCCAGCACCACGACTACTGCGTTTCCTGAAGCCCTTACCGCCACCAACTACATTCGTGTGAATTCTGGCGGCACGGCTTACGAACTTCGCGCTCCTGCTTCCGTTCGCTCCGACATCGGGGCTGACGATGCGTCGAACCTGACCAGCGGGACCGTGGCTGACGCTCGGCTGCCCTCTACGATGGCGAGCAAGACACTCACGAGCGTTACGATCAGCAGCGGCACGATTACGGGCATCACCGATCTGGCGATTGCTGACGGCGGCACGGGCGCTTCGTCTGCCTCGGCAGCCCGTTCCAATCTCGGCCTCGTGATCGGCACTGACGTTCAGGCTTACGATCCCCAGCTTGCTGACATCGCGGGTTTGACGCCGACCGATAACAACTTCATCGTCGGCAACGGCACGAACTTTGTCACCGAATCCGGCGCGACTGCTCGCACGTCTCTCGGCCTCGGCACGATTGCCACGCAGGACGCGAGCAACGTTTCGATCACGGGCGGATCGATCAGCGGTGTTACGTTCACGTACACCACGCCTCTGACGGTCCCCGGCACGGCGTCTGCAACGGGCGAGATCCGGCTTGCGGAAGACACCGACAACGGCACGAACTATGTCGGGCTGAAGGCTCCCACGTCGATCAGCGCGGACATCTCTTGGACGCTTCCCGCGGCTGACGGCACCAGCGGTCAGTTCCTGTCCACGAACGGCAGCGGTGTGCTTGCGTGGAGTTCCCCGGCTGGTGGCGGCGATGTCACTGGTCCCGCGTCTTCGACCGATAACGCCATCGTCCGCTTCGATCTGACGAGCGGCAAGGCGATCCAGAACTCCACGGCTACGCTGTCTGACGGCGGCATCCTTCAGACTACGGAAGTCTCGACCGACACGATCAGCGAGAAGACCGCTGCGGCTGGCGTTACGATTGATGGCGTCCTTCTTAAGGACAGCGCGGTCACGACCGACACCATCAACGAAAAGACTGCGGCTGCTGGCGTCACCATCGACAGCGTGCTGTTGAAGGATGGCGGCGCAACGCTGACGGCTCCGATCATCTTGGGTGCCGGGTCTGCTTCTACTCCGTCGATCACCACGACCGGAGATACCAACACGGGTATCTTCTTCCCGGCTGCAGATACCATTGCCTTTGCTGAGGGCGGGGCTGAAGTGGTGCGGATCAATAGCGATTCGCAAGTCGTTTACACGGCTGGCACTGCATCTCTTCCGGCCGTGACGTTCACGGGCGATTTGAACACAGGCATCTATTCTCCCGGCGCTGACCGGATCGGCTTTACCGAAGGTGGCGTTCAAGTCGGCGAGTTTGATGCGAGCAGCAACTTTCTCTTCAATAGCGGCTATGGCTCCGTTGCAATTGCCTATGGTTGCCGGGCTTGGGTCAACTTCAATGGCACCGGGACGGTAGCGATCCGTGCGAGCGGTAACGTGTCGAGCATCACTGACCACGCGACGGGCGACTATAGCGTGAACTTCACCAACGCCATGCCCGACGCGAACTATGCCGTGCTTGGTACTTCGGGCCAGAGTGCTGCCGCGAACAACATGAACTGTGTTGGTCGCAACTTGGACAACTCTGTGCAATCCACGACGGCGGTTCGGCTCTACAACCTAGTTACGAACACGTCTGGCGCAATCGACAACCCGAACATCTTCGTCGGCATCTTCCGCTGACAGGAGCCAACCATGACCGATCAGCGCATCATCTACCCCAGCGACGACGGCGGAGTGGCGATCATCGTCCCCGCTCCCGAATACGTCGCAGAGCATGGCATTGAAGCCGTGGCCGCGAAGGACGTTCCGGCGGGCAAGCCCTACAAGATCGTGGATGCTGCCGACGTTCCGTCTGACCGCACCTTCCGCGCCGCTTGGGAGTACGTGGAATGATCCGCATCAACATCGACAAGGCCAAGGCCGTTGCGCACGACATGCGCCGGGCCAAGCGGGCGGAAGAGTTCGCTCCGCATGACGAGGTGATCGCCAAGCGCATCCCCGGCACGGCTGAAGCGGATGCCGAAGCGGCGCGTCAAGCTATCCGCGAGAAATACGCGGCTATCCAAACCGAGATCAATGCGGCGTCTACGCCCGACGAGATCAAGGCCGCTCTGGGCATCTGATAGGACACGCCATGTCGGACAGCATCAACGTTTCCGAATCGACCAAAAACGTCCTCGATGCTGTTTCTGTCGGGACTGCTGTCGGCAGCCTTGCCGGAATGCTCCCGCACATCGCGGCGATCTTTACGATCCTCTGGACGGGCATCCGCATCTGGGAAACCGAGACGGTGCAAGGCTGGCTCGGCAGGGATAAATCCAAGTGATCCAGACTCTTCTGCCCATCATCGGGCCGATCATCGATAAGCTGGTTGACCGCATTCCCGATCCGGCTGCGCGTGAGAAGGCGCGGCTGGAAGCGGAGGCCACCTTGCTGGCTGCTTCCATCGAAGAGATGCGCGGGCAGGTCGAGATCAATAAGGTCGAGGCTGGCAATGCGTCCGTCTTCGTGGCGGGCTGGCGTCCTGCCATTGGCTGGTCCTGTGCGCTGGCCTTTGCCTTCATGTACGTGGTCAGCCCGGTCGTCGTATGGCTCGGTGGCATGTTCGGTGTGGTTATTCCCCAGCCCACGTTCGATGCTGACGCACTAATGTCACTCACTTTCGGAATGTTGGGCATCGCGGGGTTCCGCACCTTCGAGAAGGTCAAGGGCGTAGCGCGTGCGCGATAACTTCGATCAGTCTCTGGCGCTGCTTCTGAAGCACGAGGGCGGGTATGTGCATCACGGGCGTGATCCCGGTGGGCGTACCAATCTTGGCGTGACCCAAGCGACCTACGAGCAGTGGGTCGGGCGCATGGTCGATGAGCCTGAGATGCGGGCGCTGACGGTCGATCAGGTTCGCCCGCTCTACAAAGCCTACTACTGGGACAAGGTCCGCGCTGACGATCTGCCGCGTGGTGTGGACTATGCCGTGTTCGACTTCGCCGTGAACAGCGGTGTGCGTCGTGCCGCTCGCACGCTGCAACAGGTCGTGGGTGTGCACGACGATGGTGCCATCGGTCCGTTTACCATAGGCGCAGTTAAGGCTGCCGACGCGGCTGATCTGATTGAAGACCTGTGCAATGCTCGTATGGCATTCCTGAAGGGTCTGCCTCACTGGGATGCCTTCGGGCGTGGATGGACTCGACGTGTGAATAATGTCGAGGATGCCGCGAAGGCGATGATAGGGCTGTAACGATGCCTCTTCCTCCTCTGTCTGACGAGATGCTGCGCGAGCGTATTCGCCAATACAATCAGATGGGGAGCAACGCTGCGGCGCTGGCCCGATCTCTTGGCTTGAGCGTATCGACCGTCAAGGATCAGATGGCGACGGCTCGCCGGAAATTCCCCGAACTGTTCGACACCAACATCCACCACGTTCAGAAGGCTCCGGTCGGCTGGACGATCCCGCAGATGGTCTCTCACGAGATTGCCGACTGCTGCGTTCTGGTCGGTGGCGATCTGCACATCTGGCCGGGCGAAGTGCCGCTGATGTGGAAAGCCTTCTGCTCGGTAGCCCACCAGCTTCGACCGTCAGCCATCGTGCTGAACGGGGACATGCTGGACGGCGCGCGTGTCAGCCGCCACGGTGCGCTGCTCGGGTCTCATGCGCCCAAGATCGATGAAGAGATTGATGCTCTGCACGATGCCCTGCGGATGCTGCCGCACGCAGAGCTTCAACTGTGGCCTGTCGGCAACCATGACCAGCGGGTCAATTCCTATCTGGCGAACGCGGCGTCGGAGTTGGACGTGTATGTCGGCAGGCTTGAGGACCGCTTCCCGCAATGGGAGTTCTGCTATGGCGCGACCCTCTGCGACGTGGAAGTCCGTCATCGCTTTAGGGGTGGCATTCACGCTGGCTGGAACAACGCCTTGCATGCCGGCATATCCGTCATCACAGGGCACACCCACCAGCTTCAGATCACCGCTGTCCGCAATCGGAATGGATCTCACTGGGGGGTGGAGGCAGGAATGCTTGGCGACCCTCGCTCGCGGGCATTCGAGTATCACGAAGGGGCACCATCGCGCGCACACGAAGGTTTTGTTGTGCTTACTTTTGATGAGGACGGCAAGCTGATGCCGCCCGAGTTCTGCGAGATGGTGCGCGGTCGCCCCGTCTTTCGTGGCAAGCCCGTCTACTAAAGGACGTAGAGCAAGGCACCGAAGGCTGCCATATACAGCAATGACAGCAGCAGGATGGTCAGCCTGTCTTCAGGATGGGTCATGTGCCTTGCTCACCCAGACGCCAGCCTCGTCCAGCATCGTCTCTGCTGCCGTGAACTCTTCCTGCGCCATTGACGTAGTCCCATCGCCATGGACGATGTGTCCGATCCCGGCTTGGATCAGCGTGCGGGCACAGGCAGCACAGGGTGCGTGAGTCACGTACACCGAACAGCCGTCCGTCTGGATGCCGGATCGTGCAGCGAAGGCGATCAAGTTCGCTTCGGCATGGCTGGCAAACAGATACTTCTGCGGGCGCTCAAAGCGTTCCGGCAGATCATCGACGCCACGCGGCGGTCCGTTGTAGGCGGTCAGCCTGACTTCGCCATCCGGTCCGACCAGCACTGCACCAACTTTGGTACTATCCTTGGACTTCTTCGCCGCGTGTTCGGCAAAGCCCATGTAGTAGGTAATCCAGTCCATCACTCGTTATCCCACCGATCTTCAAAAGGTTTCATCTTCGCGAGTGCTCGACGCGCCGCGTCGCGAGCAGACTGGTGGCAATCGGAATATGCCACGATGAACTTCAGCGCCTCGCGCAGCCGCTCGATTTCGGTGGCGGCTTCTTCCATGTCGCCTTCAGTGGGCTCCGCATCCAAACGCAGCCGTTCCACAATGTCAGTCATCACTTGTCCTCCCCGAGTGCGGCGCGGGCTTCAGCGCGATCCGCCTCGTCTCCATCGTCGAGCAGGTTGTAGATGATCCGACGCAGTCGCTCGATTTCTCGTGCGGCTTCGTTGATTGTGTCTTGCTCTTCATTGGTATCGCCGAGCAAAGCGCGGACACGTTCCACAAGATTATCCATCATTCGTCCTCCCCGAGTGCAGCGCGGGCAACATCACCGAAGTCGTTGCTGTTCGGACCCCACGGTCCATCGTCAACATTCGGATAGTGGTTCTTAGCGTAATAGCGCAGCGCCTCGCGCAGCCGTTCGATTTCGGTAGCGGCTACTTCCATTCGCCAATCGTTCCGGCAAGAGTTGTGCGCGTGCGAACAGACATTCCTATCGCGCAGCCGTTCAACGATGTCTGTCACAGCTTCCCTCCCGACAAGATCGAAGCCGCGATGAAGCAGAGCATCAGACCCGCCATCAGGAGAGGCATGAACACCGGGACGACGAAGGTCAGGTAGGCGAGTTCACCAAGCGACATCACTTATCCTCCCCGAGTGCGTGCTTGGCGATCACCCTCATGATCCCCGGCGCGGCTTCGCTGTTCGGCACGGCCATGATTTCATGCAGCGCCTCGCGCAGCCGTTCGATTTCGTCTGCTACTTCTTTCCGTGCCCACAAATAGACGAGCGTAAGATCGTCCTGTTCGTCGCAACGACCGCTCATTGCTTCTCCTCCTTTGGCGGCTTGTTCTTCTCAGCCCGCTTTTTGTTTGGCACCACGCGCTTCCGGTAGAGGTTCGACTCCAAGCTCCGCGCATACACGTTCCTTGACGAGCTCGAGGCTTTGTCTGACTTCGTGTGATTCACTGGCTGTCTCCGCTCCGATGGCTGCATAGCCCGCTATGTCGATCCAGCTATCCATATGTAGCCCACGGGTCTGCTTCAGTCTGACGACCTTCTGAAGAATCTCGATGAGTGCCACGTCGTGCGGTTCAACAGGGTGATCCAAATACAGGGAGAACATCTCGGCCATTGCCGCGAGTGTCTTCGGCGCTCCGCCGTACGTGCATTCCCGTTCCACGACGATCTTTCTCGCTGACTCCAGAATCTGACTTCTGTTCACTTGCCTTCTTCCTCTTCTCGACCTGCCGAATTCCGTACAGGATGGTGGTGTGATCGCGGTTCAGAATCTCTCCGATCCTCGGCAGAGACCAATCCGTGTGCTTGTAGATGCGCCAGTAAAGTTCTTGCCGAATCCGAACGAGCTCGGGCTGCCGCCGCGGAGAGCGAATCTCGGCGAGCGAATAGCCCGTCTCCTCAGTGATCTCGGCGATCATCTGGGTGACGATCTTGCTGTATTGCATCTTGCCCTTGGTGATCGTGACGTAGTCATCGAACATTTTTTCAAGCATGCGCCACTGGTCGCGACGCGCCTGTTCCTTCATTCGCTCCTGCTGCAACCGTTGTTCGACAAGTTGCTGAGCCCAAGTCAAATGGTTCTTTTCATCATCGGCCCGTCGCTTTTGCTCTGCTGCCGCGTTGAAACGGGCAAGGCGGGCTTTGCGCTCCTCGTGAAGTTTCTGCTTCAGGCTCATGGTGCTCATGCTACTTCTCTTAGTTCTTCTTCCTCATTGAAGTTGAGAATGAAGTCCGCAGCCTTGGAGGCTTGGGACGCCGCTCGAACGAGGGCTCGCTTGTCTTTCTTTGCCGCCTCGAGCCACGACTTCAGATACCTGGCGTGGTCGTCACGCACGTAATTCGTAATACCGAAGTCAGCAGACAGGAAGGCAGCGCCCATCTCGGCGATCATCTCCTCGACCGCATAGGCATCCGAGCCAAACGAGGTCGAAAGATTACGATCCAACCGTTTCTTCGCTCCAGTCCAATGGACAAGTTCGTGGAACAGCACGGAGTAATAGTTCTCCATGGTCACGAACTGCTCGGGCTTGGGCATCCGAATCGTGTCAATAGAGGGGACGTAGCATGCACGGTCGCCACCGATGTCGATAGTGGCATTGAGGCGCTTGATCGCGTTGTCGATGTCATCACGACGGGCGATTGCGCTTGCGCCTTGTGTGGGCTCCGGCTCCATCGCCTTGGCACCTTCAACTTGCTCGGCATTGAAGACATAAGAGACACGGCTGACGATGCTCTTGGTTGGATCGCCGCTCTCACCCTCACGCTCATACTGTTTGAAGAAGATGATCGGCGTGCCCTTTGCACCCTTGCGCACTTTGCAGTCGGCGGCTTGCCACTGATTGAAGGTTGCCCAGCGGTTCGAGCTGTAGCCCGCACGATGCGCGGCGGCCCAGCACATGAAGACGTTCACGCCCGTGTAGCGCTTCTTCGTGATGGCATTGCTGGGACGGTCAAGGCCGAGCTCTCGCCACGGCGGAGCCCAGTTGCCCGCTCCATCGACCATCTCCAAGAGGCGGTCGGTGATCTCCTGATATGCGTCCTTCATCTCTCTCTCCAAAGTGAAGTGCCGGGGCTCATCACCCCGGCACGTTTTCAGAACGGCATGTCGTCATCGAGGACAGCTGCTGTCGATGGCGAACCACCAGAACCGCCATCCTCTGCTCGCGTCAGCAACTGAAGCTCACCCGAGAAGCGGCCGATGCTGACCTCGACAGCCAGCTTCTCGACACCGTCCTTCGTGTAGGTCCGCTTCTCGAGCGCGCCTTCGACGTAGACCTTCGTGCCCTTGTCCGCGAAGGAGTCGAGAACCTCGACCTTCTTCTCGTCCCAGCACACACAGTCTACCCACATCGTCGCCTTCTCTTTGTTGACGTAGCGGTTCACGGCAACCGAGAAGCGGGCGAACCGCTTCCCATTGGTCTCCTTGATCTCAGGCTTGCGCCCGAGATTGCCGATGAGCGTAACCTTCGCCACCATCAGGCAAGCCTCCAGACGCGAATGCTCTTGCGGTCATTCGACATGCGCGTCACGAACTTCATCTTCTTGTCTTTGTGGATTCGCGTAATCATTCCGGCGATACCCGGGCGCTTCTCAATAGGAGCAACGAACGAGTCACCGACCTCCATATGCTGGAACGGATATTTTGAATACGGCTGAATGCCCTCCAAGGGGACGTTCTTCTCGATCTGGTAGGTCATCATTGTGCGATCTCCTTCTGTTTCGCAGCAAACATCTGACGAAGACGGGCGAGGTCTGCGGGTTGCAGGTTGCTCGCTTGCTTCTTGATTTCGGCAGCCATGTCATCGAGCATGGCCTTGTCCTGCACGAGTGCCATCATGCTTTCGAGGGCGCTCACTACAGGGTTATTGAAGACGACGTTCTGATCCTCATCAGGATCGTCACCCGACTCCAATCCCAGCGTCTTCAGGAGGGCGTACTTGACGGCGTAGGACATGGCCTTGCCCGGTCCCTTGTCCTGATCGTCGATGCCATACCCGAAGCTATGTACTTCGATGTGATCGTTGGGCTGATCGATGTTTACGAACCGCACATGAACCCACGCTTCGGTGCGGTTGCCCACCTGATTTGTGCTCATGTGAACGGGGTAATAAATCACGCCCTCTTCCAGTAGAGCGGGCCGAACCTTGGCGGTCACGGCATCGTGGCTGACGATGCTGTAACGCATGCCGGCTTTCTTCTCTTTCTGGATGTACGTCACCTTCGCCATCGCCGCAGCGATGCGTTGGTGTAGGTTCTTCGTCGTCATAGCCTCTCTCCTGTACCTCAGTCTTCTTCGTCGTCGTGGTACTCATCGCAAGCTTCTGCGTGTAGCCGCAGGGCTTCGATCCCCTCGGCTGCCAGCGTCAGGCATCGCTTGTCAGTCGATAGCGCGAGCACCGCCTCGCAGAGTTCGCGCCACCGATCTTCGAGCTCGAGGGCGCTCATGATCTTGCTGGGATCAGACATCTTTCACGACCCGCCACACGATGTGATTGCGTCCGCTTGCACGCTTATGGCGCTTGCCGCTGTCCTCGATCTTACCCTTGCGCACGAGCTCGGCACGACGTGAGCGCCAGGTCGAATTGCCATACTCCTTTCCCTGCGAGGACATGCACATGACCTCGGTCAATTCAGGATCGGTGAACCCGAACTCGCCGCACTCGATGGCGTATTGCAGAACAAGTTCCTGCAAATGAGACAGCTTCGGTGCGATGGACTCAGCCGCCTCTTTGCTCGTGTCGGGATCGGTCGTCCGTGACAGACGACGCGCTTGGTCGTCGTACATGACGCCCAACAGATTACTCAGTGTCATTGTCGTTCTCCTTCGAGGCACGGATGAGAATGCGGCCACGCTTGTCGCGCTTGGCCGTGACGCCATGGCCGTAGGCTTCGCCGATGTCGTCGGTCACAAGGCTCTTGATGTCTTCCTTGGCAGCCTCGAACGTCTTGGCTGCCTCTTGGTTCTTGAGGAACCGCTCGACCGCATCAGTCCAAAGATTGTTGGAGCGCATGTCGGAGACGATCAGACCGTCCACCTTGATGCTCTCCGCCTTCTTCGTGATGCGGTTGATCTCTCCCTGCGGCGTGATCTCGGGCTCGACTTTCTGCTTTACATGCCACCAGAAGGACGACTCCATTTTGATGAGCCCTTCAATGTAGTCATCGTCGCGCTCGACCTTGCACCACACGGGCTCGTCGTTGCCGCGGATGACGGAGAAGTAGCAGTAGTCCACGTCCAGCACCTCGATGTAGTGCTGAAGCTGGGGCATATAGAACCGAGCCTTGTCCCATACGCTGACGCCATTGCGGCTGTGCTTGAGCTCGACGAACGAGTTTTCGTTGGGCGCAAGCCTGTCGATGTTCGCCAGCATGAACTCGTGCTTAAGGCTGGCGTAGGTATGAGACGGCTCCATCAGTGCGATGCCCGTCATCCGCTCGAACCATTCCGCATGGAACGCTTCGGATCGAATGCCAAGCTGCACCTTGAACACGCCGCTCAAGTCTTCGGGTTGATCGAGACCCAGCTTCTCACGATAGAGACGCTGCCAGTCCCCGGCCATGATACGCATGGCGTCCGTACCGCCGATGCCGGCACTACGATTGATGCGCACGATCTGCGCGGTCTCAGTGATTGTCATGTCGCTCTCTCCTTCGACATTGATGATCTTATTGGGTTAGCTAATCATGGTCAAGCTTATCTATCCGCGCCAATGCGCGAACGATACGGTCCTCCCACATTCTGAGTGTCGCTGTTGATTCCTTCGAAGCCTCGAAGAACTCGGCCGGAAGCGGCATGTTCGGATAGCGATGGGTCTTTGCCAGCGACCGACACGCTTCCTTGAACGCAGCCTTCGGTATCTCTTGGAAGAGGGAGACGTATATTCGCAACGCCTCCTCTTCCGGTAAGTGCGCCCTGAAGATGGATGCAATTGCATTGAGCGACAGCACCACCTCCTGCGGCGTGGGCGGAAGGAGCAGCCGCCTCACCCCGTCGAGGGCGGCTGCGAGTTCCGCTCTCGACGCAGACCACTCTGCCCCGTCAGGTAACGTCCGTCGCATCATCAGCCAGGTCGTCAAAGAAGCGACGGACTCGCTGATGGTTTGATTCAGCCACGGCTGCGGGACTATGACGTACAGGTCTGGGTTCCGCTTTCCATACGGGACGAGCTCGCCGTATCCAGTTCCTGTAGGTAGCTGACCAGTCGAGCTTGAGGGTGCCGTTGGCAAGCCAGTAATCCCTGAAGCAATCTGTTTCATTGTTCACGTCCAGATCGGGGCGGGCTGCTCGTGCCCATTGAAGAAGCTCGTCGTCGGGCTTCCAGTCGAGTGTCATCCGACAGGCTGCCCTCTTCTGTTTGGTATTGATGGTTATTGAAGGTTCGGGTGCACCACATGCACCCCTCCCCTGCACGTCATGCACCCCTGCACCACGTGCACCCCTCAACGAAAGGATGAACAGATTGGTCCTGCCCGGTCGCTCTTGAACCGTCATCAACCCTTCTGCTTCAAGCTCGCTAAGAGCCTTCCTGACGGCTCTCTCTTTGTAGCCGCTGTAGAGCATCAACCGTTCGACTGAAGGCCATGCCTCGCCCACGGGATTGGCGTGGTTCGCTATCCCGATGAGCACTGCTTTGAGGACGGGCTTGTCGAGAGGCAGGTTGAACGCCCAGTTCAACGCCTCGATGCTCATGGTTCGATGTCGTCCCTCTGCCGGGCCAATGCCTCGGTGATCCAAGCCATCGCCGTGCAGATTTCATCCCACTCTTGATCGTGCGAGGGGAAGCCTTCTGGAATCTGAACGTCTCGGAACTCTTGAAGAGTCTCCCAGATGCGACTTATCCACGTCTTCGTATCGTCGGCTCGCAACTCTCCCATGCTCTCCTCCTATGGGATCGTCAGTTTCCACTGCTCCACCTTGGATGCAGGGATTTCGTTGATCTTGATTTCGTACGCAGCCTCGAAGAGCTTCTTCTTCAAGGCATAGACATCCGTAATCATGCCCTTCACATCCTCGACGACCAACTTCTCCACACGTCCGCGCTCGTCGAGCACGGCATATCGGAAGTCCGCTCGATAGGTTGTGATCGGATGGTTGTTCAAACGGATGGCATAGTTCGGCTGGAGTTCGAGGTTCTCGATCCGACCCTGTTCGGCGAGCTCCTTCAACTGCTCGTATCGAACCGCTTCAGCATTCGATGCAAACCAATGGCCGTCCACATGGCGACCGTTGGCATTGTACTTTCCCTTGCGGGAGCCTCGTACTTCACGAGTCGAAACAGGCAGCCTTGCCATCAGTTCTCTCCGTCTTAAGTTGAAGACCGAGGGAGGCACACCAGCACATGAAGTAGAACAGGGACGGCAGCCTGACGCCTGACTCCCATTTGTTGACCAGCCCATCGGAGACTCCGATGATCTGGCACAACCTCTCCTGCGTGATGCCTTGTCGATGGCGTTCTTCGATCAGGCTTGCGATCAATGCTCGGTAGAACTGTTCTTCCATAGGCGTGGGCCTTACAGCATAAGGCTTGATCGGCCTTCGGATTGGGTTCACATGAATTGCAAGCTGCGCCATCGTTGCTCTCCCCTATTGAAAGGGTAGAGCAACTCCGGCATTTCCACAAGACGTGTCCCTTGCATCACTCGTTGTCGTTGTCCGCTTCGAGGTCTTTCGGGATATCCGTCTTCTTCAAGAACTCCGCTCGCGAGATGATCTCGATACGAGGGAAACCGTTGGCGCTTGCCTTCTTCCAGCACGTCTTCTTGTTGATGTACTCTTCGCTGTAGTAGTTGCCCTCTTGAAAAAGGCGCTTCATCGCATCGACAGTTGACGGTGCGGTATCCACAATAATCATCCGATCCCAAGCGATGTGGATGATTGCATAGAGGGTGTCATGGTTCGGCATTGTCTTCTCTCCTTCAGGGTGTGATCGACCAGATTGCGATTCCGATTCCGAAGAACAGGGCAAGGCCCAATGCTTCGACTGTCGCTTCTAGAAACTTCAGCATTGGAACTCTCCTTCTCCAGTGGGATCATCGATCTCGTCGTAGTCGTTGAACTCTTCTAGGCTACCAAGTCCTGACAGCTGGAACGGATCGATGCCCCACTGTCTGCACTCCTCGAAGTACGCGCTCCATTCTTCCGCGTTCACTTCAGGATCGGTGTCGAAGACCTCTATCATTGTCTCTCTCCACAATGAAAAAAGGGGAGGCTTGCGCCCCCCCTTCGGGATTAGGCGACCCGCTGGCGCGGATCGGACGAAGTGAATGCCAGGTCGTCGCCGATCCCGGCTCCGTCACCGCCGACCAGCTTGGCCAGATCGGCAGCAGCGTTGCTCTGAGCCTGAACTCGCGGAGTGTAGTTGGGCTCCGCCCAGTTCTTGTCGGTGAAGTGCTCGTATGCACGGACCGAGTCTCGGAAGGCGCTGCGCACCACTTCGACCTGAGCTTGCGCTCGCAGGATGCGCTCGCGCTGCTCGTGGAACCGATCCTCCATGTTCGGACCGGGCCGCGTGCTATTGAGCATGTTGCGACCGATGGTGACGGCGCGCTCGTGGTAGTTCTGCGAGCTCTTGAGCTGGTAGAACAGAGCGTTTGCGACGGAGCGGAGAACCGCTTCCTGAGCGTAGCGCAAATCGTTGACGATGATCGGCTGCCCCGGCTCGCGAAGCTGCTCGATGTTCGGGTCTTCCTGCTCCCGCTCCTGCGAGATGTGAGGAAGGTTGAAGAAAGCGCCTAGCTCGTTGATGAGGGACGCGAAGGACTTGTCGGTAGCGTTCTTGATCTTAGCCATTGTACTCTCCTGTTGATCTAGATTTTCCTGATACACACCTAGGTTGTTTTGGATTCGATCTCACGGGGTTGGATCGCGCCGTTGTACCCAGAGACACAGCTCGGGTCGCGCTACCCTTGGAGACCTTTGTAGTCGGCGAATCGTCGTCTTTTTTATGTCCGTCGCCGTTGGGACGTTAAGTGGCACGGGCCGCTGCTGGCGCACCGACCGCCTGCGGTCGGCCGTAACGAAGTGGAGGAGCCCTCCGGGCTTGCGCCTTGAGCAGCGGGCTGGGCCATAGTCCCAACCCTTAGGCGGCGGACATAAAGAAGGCGACTCGGTTGATGAAGGAGGACTCCAAGGGCAGCGCGGCGCGGTAGTCATTAGGGGGCAATGGTGTGATCCAAGCTCGTGGGATCGAATCAGGGCGACCAAACCTCACCCCTCATTGCCCTTCCATTTCCCTGTCTTGCGCGAGGATCGAAGCCCGGAGGGTGGAGACGCCGAAGGTGGCTCCATTCACGAGAGCCGTGCCCGACGAAGGAGGGACGCGCCCTAGTCCCTTGACAGCCTTTTCGACATGGTGCTCTCTCTAACAAAGCAGAGAGCCTCTTTTCCCTGAGCCGTAACATGCCCAACGTGCCTACGAGAGTGCAGACGCCGAGCGGTGAGCTTACCCCCAAGCAGGATGCGTTCGTAGATGCGTATGTAGCGAACGGAGGCAAAGGGTCCGCAGCAGCCAGAGCAGCCGGTTACGCTGAGTCTTCCGCACACGTAGAAGCGAACAGAGCGCTGAAGAACCCGCTGATATTGCAGGAGATTTACAGGAGGACAGCACTGGCCATAGGTGCTGCTGCTCCAAGGGCACTGGCGACGATAGTGGAATTGAGCTCCACAGCTAAGAGTGACTACGTAAAGCTCGAAGCCTCTCGCGACCTGCTTGATCGCAGCGGCCTGAAGGCACCCGACAAGGTCGATCACCGACTGGACGGCGAGCTGCGAATCAGTATCGACCTGTCGTGAGATTGAGCAGGGGGGGTCCAAAAACTCTCTCTCCTTGCTTGCGAGAGAACCCCAACAAATATTTTTCCCCCTCAAGGTTCGCTCATCCCCTTGCGCCTTCAGTGACTCAGGGTATTTTGGTGAGAGAACTGTGAGGCTTCGTGATGGCTACTCCTCTTTGGCAGCGTAAGGCTGGGAAGAATCCTGAAGGTGGCCTCAATGAGGCTGGTCGTCGGTCTTACAAGGCTGAGACGGGCGGGAACCTGAAGGCTCCTGTGAAGGGTGCTCCGAGTGGTCCTGAAGAAATGCGGCGCAAGGGATCGTTTCTTGTGCGCATGGGATCGGCCAAGGGTCCGCTGCGGGATGAGAAGGGTCGGCCGACGAGGCTGAAGCTGTCCCTTGAAGCTTGGGGTCATGGTGGGGATAAGGCGAGTGCGGTTGCCAAAGGGCGTCGTTTGCTGGCCAGATACCAGGCCATGAAGAAAGCGAAGGGGAAGTGATATGCCGGAAGTCAAAGGCAAGAAGTTTCCGTACACGGCGAAGGGCATGAAGGCCGCCGCCGCTGCGAAGAAGATGGTGGCCGCCAAGACGATGGCGAAGGGCGCTGCCAAGAAGCCCAAGAAGGGCATGTGATATGGCCGAGACGGCGACCAAGACGAATCCTTCTTTGTGGAAGCGTGTGGTCGCTCGCGTAAAGGCGGGAGATAAGGGCGGGAAGTCGGGCCAGTGGTCCGCTCGGAAAGCCCAGCTTGCGACTTTGGCGTACAAGAAGGAGGGCGGCGGGTACAAGGGTGCCAAGTCGTCCTCGAACTCCCTTGCGAAGTGGACGCGCCAGAAGTGGCGTACCAAGTCGGGCAAGCCCTCGACTCAGGGCAAAGAGGCGACGGGTGAGCGGTATCTCCCCGAGAAGGCGATCAAGTCGCTTTCGGCAGATGAGTACGCTCGCACGACCGCCGCGAAGAGAGCCGCCCTGAAGCGGGGCAAGCAGTTCTCACGGCAACCGTCCTCGGTAGCCCAAAAAGTCAAACCCCACCGCACTTGATGAGGTAGTAGGACATGGCCGAGAAAAAGCCTCCGCTGGGTAGCGGCGAGCGTTTCAAGAAGCTCACCGGGGAACTCGAAAAGCGCGGTGCAAAGAATCCGAAGGCTCTTGCCGCCTATATCGGTCGGAAGAAGTACGGCAAGCAGAAGATGCAGGAGATGGCCTCGAAGGGGCGAAAGTCGTGAGCGACGACGAAAAGATCGTCAAGCTGCGCCTCGTGAAAAACGAACCCGCCCCCGCTGAGGAAGAAGATACCTATTCCGCCGATGACATCCTCGACGCTGCACACGGAGAGCTTGAGCATGTGATCGTCATGGGCTGGGGAGCGAA